CTCAGCAATAGTCTTGGGTTCAGCAGCATCAGCAAATATCTCTGTACGCTTGTCAAAGCCAAAAGCCTTTAGCCTATCGATGAGTAATGAGGTAGACATTTTAGTTTCGTAGATGAGTTGCTCCACAAACATCTCGTTGTCGAAGTGTTTGATTCGCACCAGTGCGGTTTGATTGTTGTAGCCAAAATCCAGTCCATAAAATATTTCCCCTCCTTCTGGGAAGTTTCGTCTGCGTTTCCAATGGGTATAAATAGTTGCCTCTGATATTGCTCTTTCTCCTAAACCATAAACTCTCCAATATTCATGGTCGGCATCCTTTAGTCTCTCAATCTCCTCCACCAAAGATTTCTCAAGAAATGGATTGTCTTTGTAGGTAGTGATGGTAAAGTCCGTATCTTCTCTGGTAATTACCTTATCGTATATCCAAGAGTAGTAATCTGAAGGGTTATAGTCAATTACAATCTTATCTGTAGTTCTTAGTGCTAACTGCATCCAAGATTCGTAGTTTACCTCGTTGGCCTCGTTAATAAAGAGATAGTTTCTTTTACGACCTCTTATTTTTTGCGGCTGGTCTGTAGAGACAAACTCTACGGTATTGCCTCCTAAGAAGTAAAGATTTTCTGACTTGTTGTGCTTTTCTTCTGAGTATAGGCCATATTTCGACAGAATTTCTATAAAGTCTCTCATTACTGAGCCTTTTATGGATGGCAACGATGAACGGCAGATAGTTAGTGTCTTCCCTTTTTCTTGTAGCAATTTTACGATAAACCAGGTCAATACATTGTAGGTTTTGCCAGACCTTGTTCCGCCTTGCATAACAGATATTTTTTTCTGGCTGTTTTGCAGTATTTCGAAAACGATGTTTGTGGTTACGTTCATAGGGCATTAGGAAAAAATTAAAAAATTGGCTTTGGTAAAACGAAGTTAATACTTTTTGGTTTTATAGAGGGTAGGCCTTAATGTGACTTATATCGAACAAACATAAGTCAAAAAGTGCCTTTTATGACACATTATGCATGAAATATCAGAAAAATTCATGCAACTTATTATAATTTAGGTACAACAAGATTTTATAATTTATGTCACATATTTATATAAAATTGTGACACAAAGTTTACCAATAGAAAACTTTATCAATCAATAAAAAGTCATTTATCAATCAATAAACTATTCCTCGAACTCATCTTGGTCGTTCATATCCAACAACTCACCCTTGCTATGGTCATATAACGGAATCTCTGGTACCTCGGAAGCCAATGTGGCTGGAACAGTAAAGCTGTTATCTTGCTGAGTATCGAAGTTTATTATATTCTCATCTCCATCGAGCTGCTTCTGCAAGTTAGGTAATTCTGATGGCTTCACTACGTTCACCGTAATCTGCTTCACCACATCTCCTTCATGAGCCACCTCAGTCTTTTCAATGTACCCTCTTCTTTTCCCCTTGGTCTTTAGCAAGAACATGGTGGCCAAGGTATCGCCCTTGGTAATCCTCTCCATCAACTTATGCTCCCCCCAGTCCAGCATAATCTCCTCTGGTTCTATTTCAGCCAAAGCCTTCTTAAACTCAGTATCATTCTTCATCCAATTCTGATACATAGTCCTACTAATCCCACACGCTTGACAAGCAATGGTAATATTTCCAAAATTCTCCCTATAAGCAATGATAAATGCTTCTTTCGTTATGTCCTTAAACTCTGCGTTCATATTATCTGTTTTTATAGGTTTGGTTGTAGTATTCTTCAGAATCCCTTTTCTTTAATACTGAGTTGATTTTACCATCATTAAAAGCCATCATTATCTGTTCTTTTTCTTTTTCAACTAATGATTCAAATTTGTTTAATAATTGAATGTGAAATGTTGTTTTAACAAAATGCTCTTTTTGATACCATTCAATTAAGTCTTGCATTACTGTTTTCATATTATCGGTTTTTGGTCTTATTTTTAAATACTAAATTCCAATCACAATTAAACTTTCTACCCCAATATCCTCTATTATGATAATTAAATGATAATGCTGCTGGTCTATGATTATATTTACTCATTTGTAAAAAAAAGTTCAATATTCTCATATTATCTGTTTTTGGTTGGCGTTCTGATTGATATAATTCCCACTTTACTCTTCACCTTTAGGTTATTGTGCCCCATCCAAGCCCCACATTTCCCACACTCGAACTGCACCTCCCTAATCTGACTGCTCCAAACATACTCCTCCTGGACAACTCCACATTTGCACTTATAGTTTCTCTTTGCACAAGTATCTTTCATAGTATCTATTTGCAGTTAGGGCAGGAATCGAACCTGCAACACTTGTCTTTTGCTTTCGCTCACCAATACGCTACCATTGCGTCACCTAACTATGTGCTTATTTTAGAGAAAAGTCGTTCTTAATCACCCAACGACTATATTAAGTCAAAGCTACAACTATTATACCAAATATTATAACAAATATTAAAATTGGTGAAAACAATGTTTTATATCAAAAATACGAAGGGCACATTGGCGTTGTAACATCGTTTACACGAATAAAGTGCCTAGGGGGTACCCTATACAAATATTAAATAAAATAAACATACATAACACACTATTAATCAAGTACGGATTTGTCTTATAATTACCATTATGTTAAATAGGTAGCTAATTGGGGTAGGTTAGTAACTATATTTATGAATACAATTTATCCTTCACTCATTTACGGAACATAACAACCGACACACAATTAAGGGCTAACACGAATTTAATACCGTTGGTAAAGTAGTCCCTATTTATTATAATATACATTATTTATTATAAACTATATTATATCTTATATCCTATATTATATCTTATATTATATATTATATATATTATATAATGTAAGTTATATTATATAATATATCCCTACCTTATTAGGATAGTAAAGAAAGTTTACCAGCGGTACAAATATGTACCAGAATAATTTTAATAATATTTACAATATTTTAACAAATTTATTTGTTATTTCACTTTTGCTCCCTTATCTTTACTCTATCAAATAACCAACAAACCTAAATTTATGACACAAACAGAACTACAAACAGAACTACAAAAGCTAAGCAAGAAAGCGTTAGCCCTAAGTAAAAAAGCGTTTTGCGGTAGCGAACACAGTTCGTTATACTCTGGACGTTTAAAATACATTTATGACAGAATATGGGAACTTAAAGCACAACTAAACAACCAATAAACTTAACATTATGCAACATTTAAGCAACTTTCTTTTTATTTGGCAATTATCTTTATTTATACTTATTCTGGGGAATATGGCTAAATTATTAACAGACTATTTATTAACTAAAATAAAATAAACATGATTAACTTAATACCTTTTATCATTTATCTAATTATCGGTACTCTATTAATTACCCTTGTCAAAACTATCTGGCAAGAAATAACAAACAAATAAAACCTAACAACATGACAAACACAACAACACAAACAGAAAGAAAGACTTACAACGGCTGGACAAACTACGCTACATGGAGGATATCTCTGGAATGGTTTGACAATTTCAACCCAGACGAAAACGAAACGGACGTTTACGACCTATCGAAAACGCTGGAGGCTTATGTAACTGAAACTTTGGAGGAAATGACCGTACAAAGTACTTTGGTACTTGATTATGCATTGGCATTTACCAGCGACGTTAACTGGTATGAAATAGCCGAACATTTAATAAACGACCAAAACAACTAATAAACAACCTAAACAACAAAACGCAACAACATGAAAAAACTACATTTAACAACTGGTAAAGATGCCTTTAGATTAGCTCAACAATACATACAAGTAAAGGACGGTTTTGTATTAACTACAAATAGTTTCGTATTAACTAAATTTCCAATTACCGAGGTTTTCGGCCAAAACAGCCGCATAAACGATACAGATGAATTTTACATATTAGGTACCGACTGGAAAAAACAAGGTTTTGACAAGGGCTGCAGCTTTAGTAAAATAGACAGCCATTTAGAGGCATACGACAAAAAATACAATTTAATTGGTATCATTAAGATTATAACCGCTGAGGAGTTAAGCGACAAAGGAGGTGGAAAATATCCTAATATCGAGCAAGTAATTCCAACCAGTGAGCTTTACGAAATAGGCTCAATTGGCTTAAACCCTACTTTATTAAAAGACGTTTGCGACTGTTTAGGCTGCGAAACTTATAAACTAGAGTTTAGAGGTACTAATAAAATAATAATGATAAAGGGAAACAATACAACGGCATTGGCTGGTATTATGCCAGTTCAAATAGACTGGTAATTTAACAACCCAATAAACTAAACGACCCGCTAAATGCGGGTTTTTTAGGTAAAACCAATAACTAATTTATGACAGTAGAGAAACAAACCAATGGCAGCTTATTAATTACTGACATTATCAATAGTCAGTTAATTAAAAAAGTTTACTACTTTACCAGCTTAACAGCTGCAAAAAAAGACTTTAGAGCATACAGTAAACAAGTAAAACAAAACTGGTTCGAACATTTAGCCAGATAGTTAGGTAAATTACCTATTAATGGCCAAATAAGACGTTTTTAGCCACTATATTACAAAAGTAATACAAGTACTAGGAAAGTCACAAAGTGCCTAAAATAGCCCTTAAAATGCGTTTTATGAGTACGTAGGCCAAAAAACAGAGGATTTAACGAGTATACAGAGGCGAAAAAAAAATTTTTCCCTCCTCCAAAACAGCTAAAAAAAAATTTTTTGAGAACACAAACCGACCAAAAAAAAATTTTCGAGAACACAAATTTGGCTACAAAATTTTTTCGAGTACACAAAAACTCCCCAAACAAATTTTTTGAGTGCCAAAAATCCCTAAGGGCCAAAAACCTGCCAGCCAAAAACCTGCCAAAAATCTGCGGCAAAAACCTGCTAAAAATCCATGACAAAAATCTGTGACAAAAACCTTTTTAACAAAAAATTAACTAAAATAAATGAAATTATAACAAAAAACCTTTAATTTTACCAAACTAAACCAAAACAAATGCATCAATTAATTACCTTAACCCATCCAATGAAGTGTGCTATTACTGGCATACTCATTGACAAAGGCGAACAAGCCTACTACAATCACGAGACAAAAAACTGCATACACCCATTGGAGTATGAATCTAACATGAGCAAAGCTAAAATAGGAGACCCAAAAACTTATTTTAGCCGATTATCTAAATTAAACACCAAAAATCCTTAGATATGCCATTTTCTACTTGCTGTGGAGCTCACACCAATTATCCAGAAATTAACCTATGTCCAGAGTGCTTAGAGTACTGCGACTGGGAAGATGAAGAAGAACAAAACGAAGAAACAACAACAACACCAAAAAACCCATAACATGAAAAACCTACAATTTATCGAAGAACTCGACTTTTTACTAAACGAAACTTTTTATTTTACCAGACAAGACGGAATGATTGTCTCTGGGTCAATGTCTAAAGATTATGATAAGGCGTATTCAATATACAGCAACATGATTAAAGGACAGCCTAAGAGCCAAGAGAAAGTATTGTTCGAGGTACTAATCCCATCAAACTAAACAAATGAATCAAAAACTATCCCTTGAACAAAAGAAGAAAGGCATCAAAGAAGAGTTTACTTATGTAAACAGCAACGGCAGAATCTCAAAACAATACACCTACAAAGGCATGATTATCAAATGGGATAACATGATACTAAATGGTAAATGGTTTTACTGGAGACATAGCTATTACGCCTCACTTGATGCTGCAGTACAAGGCATAGACCGACACTTAAAAATTTATAACAAAAACAAATAAACATGGAAAACCAAGAAACACAATTAGTAGAAAAAACATTAACTCCTATTTTCCCTTGTGAGTGGTGCTTTAAGTTTGGCGATAACGAGCCACAAGTATTCGCAGCGACTAACGAGAAGATAGATGAGCAGGAACCAGCTATTAGATTAATGTTAGCTAACACAGAAGAAACAACTGTAACATTCCAAGACGGAGATAAGGCGTTCACATTATTCTGCAGACCTTTAACAGAAGCAGGTCAAGTATTAATTAACCAAAACAACCAACTACAAGATGATTCAAGTAACGGATTATAGAGCAATGCTGAGACATGGAGATATGAAAAAAATCTGTGCTATCACTGGACTTTCACCATATCTATTAAAAACTCGTTTAGACAAGCACGACTACGAGACAGTTGAGATAGTAAAAACTTACTACGCAAACAAGTTAGAAGCACTTAAAAACCAAATCAATGACTATAGCGAAATTTAGAATGACACGCAAGTCTTTACTAAGACCAAAAAACTATGAGGTAGATAAGGCAATAGTAGACAATGTAATTAATCATGCGGCTAATGTTTTTAAGATAAGGCCTATTATGGTTACAAATAAAGGTAGATATAGAGAGAATGTACTTGCACGAAATATGTGCTTTTATATCCTTCATGTTCACTATAAACAAAAATCTGCACAAATTGCCCCATACTTTAAAAGAGATAGAACTACAGTTTTACATGGCATAAATACTTTTGCAAATGATGTTGAAGTAGTGCCATATTACATGGAGAAATATCAAGAAGTAAGAAAGAAGATTAAGGTACCTAAATTATATTCAGACAAATAAAAACAAACACTATGTATTCTACATTTCACAAACTATCAGAACAAGACAAAAAACTATTTGTAGCTAAGATTCTACATGAGATTAACTACAGCCAAGAGTCTTACAACCTAATCAGTAGATTAGTAAACTATTGGGAACACAATCCAATAGTAGAAGCATCCTATTTTAACCAATCAATTA